GATCCTATCGCTACCCGTCCGGCTTACGACTGGCAGAAGGTACACCTTACCCCAGCCCTGCGGGAAGTTTTCCATCTGCTCAAGAGCCGGAACCATCCGGTCACAATCCATACGATCTGCCGTGAACTTGGCATCGAGATTCCGGCGGCACGGTGGCGGCTTACCCAGTTGAAGAAGGCGGGGGTTGAAGTTAAGACTGTCCGCACGGGCAAGCCTCTTGCAAAATACCGGATTGCATAGTACAACAATGAGGCGGGGCAATCGTGCCCCGTCCCTTTAAACCACGAAAGGAACTAGACCTATGACTATCAAATCAAACATTGTTGCTACCCATGATGACGACAAGAAAAACCTTGTTGTTATCCCCCGCTCAGAACTGGAAGCGATTGGCAAGATGATTTATGCCCTGCGTGTTCAATGCGAGACCCTTGAAACCGTAGCACGGTCGGCGGGTATCGATACATGGATTAGCCGTGATCAAGTGACCACCTTGGCCGACAATATCCAGATCACCACCGAATAACCCTTTTTCCTCCCAGCGGCATCTGCCGCCACTTAGCCCGCCTTGCTAGTCTTGGCGGGTTCTTTTTTGTTCCCGTGCTGGAATATACCCCAGTCTGTTAATATCAAACGATAATCCGGCGGGGTTGTTGTTCGGGTTATGCCAACATTACAGCAACCGACAACGGCACCACGGGGGGTTTATCGTTCAAATAATTGTCAGCCGGAATTTAGATAGAATGCCCTTGATGATCAGACTATGTAGCAAAAATACGGGATGACTTTTTTTGTAGTCATTGGCGGCGCATATATAACATCACCGAAATTATTTTGGCGTATGGGGGTGGCAAGGGTCACCCGGGGGGACTGGGTACCTGTATGCAATCTCGCCAACGATTTTGTATTTTGGAGTTATTTGTATAAGTTATCGCTACGGGTAATGTTCCCAACTCAACGTATCCGTAAAGTAGAAACAAAAAAACCCCGGCACGAGGCCGAGGGGTGTCCACTTTTGCTACCTGTTAGGATAGGGTTAGGTGATATGGGTGTATATCCCGGTGGGTTATGCCCTATTGTATAGGGGGGGTACGCTTTTGTCAAGACATTTTCTCAAAAACACCCCTCGTAAATTTTATTTTTTTATTTTTTGGTTGACTTTCCTTCCCTTAGACCTTAATATAATTGCGAGGGTTGCACTAGACCTAGTACATGCCGACAAAAACGCCATAAATCTTAACATATTGGGACGTAACGTAGGCTAGCAAGTCAACCCACCCCTAACGAGGCACCCATGTTTGTTGCAAAAGTGCTCGTTTGTTACCTCTTCAACACTTCAGACTGCCTAGAAGCACACGACGTACGTGGCCCTTACGCTACATTTGACCGTTGTGAAGCCCGAGTAGAAGAGTTAGTTGAAGAAATACGTAGCGAAATGCCCGGCTGGGAACCCGTCGGGTGGAAATGCGAAGTAACAAACGACAGAATTCCTACATAAACCATGAATTTACTTGCTCAAAAGAAAAAAGACCGAGAACTTACCGAACAACAGTCTCAGTTTCTTTCCCTTCTGTTTGAAAACGGGGGAAATGTACGCCAAGCAGCCCTAGATGCGGGCTATTCGTCCGGTTCAGTAGCTTGGTTGAAGCAATCTCTTGCTGAAGAAATCGTTGAACGTACAAAATCGCTACTGGCTACAAACGCTTTAAAGGCTGCTACACGCCTTGTAAACACAATCGACAATCCTGTACCCGAGAGAGGCGACGAACTGCGCTTCAGAGCCGCAGAATCGCTTTTAAACCGTGTCGGGGTAGCAAAACAAGAAACATTAAACCACAATGTCCAAGCAGTACACGGCGTAGTGTTGCTACCACCTAAAAAAGAGGTAATTATCGATGCGGAGTGATAAAGAAATACGTACGATTGCTATGGAGAACTATAGCAACCTGACAAACGAAGAAAGAGAACACTACGATTACAACCTGAAGCCTAGTGGTCCCGGATTCAAGACGTATCGTCCGTGGCATAGAGGTCGTCCAGCAGCGGGCAGCGCAGAGAAGTGAGCGAAACAACTCCAAAACGTCGCGGTAGACCAAAAAAAGACCCGTCCGCCCCCAAATCAACCTACAACCTTTCTAGGGCTGAACGTGCTCGTCGCGAAACACAAAAGCGAGTACGTCAAGCCAAGAAACGGGCGGAAAAAACAACCAAAGCAGCCGAAGACAAGCGTCGATACGCACGAAAGGTAGAAGCCAGTGCAAGTAAAGTTGAAAAAGCTATTACTGGGACTGGTCCGGCTGTTATCGAACAGTCTGATCTGGATGTACTACCGAAGTCAGTTACAGACCTTGTTGGCGAATCTGAAATCGTATTTAAGCCCAATCCGGGACCTCAAGAGGAGTTTCTTTCGGCAGGTGAAAGAGATGTACTCTACGGCGGAGCGGCTGGCGGGGGAAAATCATTTGCCCTCCTTGCTGACCCTTTACGGTATTGTCACAATCCTAATCATCGTGGTCTTCTTCTCCGGCGGACGTTGGACGAACTGACTGAACTTATCGACAAGTCGCGTCAGTTGTACCCTAAAGCATTTCCGGGTGCAAAGTTTAGAGAATCAAAATCCACGTGGGTATTTCCTTCTGGTGCTACCATGTGGTTTACGTACTTGGACAAAGACAAAGACGTGACTCGTTTTCAGGGTCAGGCTTTTAACTGGATCGGTATCGACGAAGTAACCCAGTATCCAACACCGTATGTGTGGGACTACCTTCGTTCTCGTTTACGTTCAACCGATCCGGAGTTGCAACACAGCCTGTGTATGCGCTGCACAGCGAACCCCGGCGGTGTCGGCGGTTGGTGGGTAAAGAAAACCTACATCGATAACGTCGAACCCAACAAGGCGTTTGCAGCGTTTGATATAGAAACAGGTAAACGCTTTGAGTGGCCACCCGGTCACGAGAAAGCAGGTGAGCCGCTGTTCTTTCGCAAATTTGTTCCGGCACGGCTTACCGACAATCCCTATCTCATGGCAGACGGCCAGTACGAGGCTATGCTGAGATCGCTCCCAGAGGTCGAACGAAAGCGGCTTCTCGAAGGGGATTGGGACGTGGCAGAGGGAGCGGCCTTCCCCGAGTTTTCAAGAGTACGACACGTTGTTGAGCCTTTCGATCTTCCGACCAACTGGCCGCGAATCAGAGCAGCCGATTATGGATACGCCAGTCCTTCTTGCGTGTTGTGGGGTGCTATTGACTGGGATAACAATATTTGGGTTTATCGCGAGTTGTACGCAAAACACTTGACAGCAGAAGACTTAGCTGATAAAATACTAGAAGCAGAGCAACTAGACCCTACTCCTCATTATACAGTTCTTGACTCTTCGTGTTGGAACAAAACAGGGTTTGGTCCTTCGATTGCAGAAACAATGATGCGATCCGGTGTTCGCTGGACACCTTCAGATCGCAACAGGCTGCAAGGTAAAATGGAAGTACACCGTCGTCTGGGAAATGATTCGTACACAAACGAGCCTAGACTTCGCATTTTTTCAACCTGTCAACACACTGTAAAGCAGTTGGCAGGTATTCCGTTATCTAAAACAAACAGCGAAGACGTAGATACAAAAGCAGAAGATCACGCTTACGATGCGTTGCGCTACATGGTTATGACACGGACAAGCGGGTACAGTTCGATTCACAAACAACTCGGTGCAATTAAAAATCAGGTGCATCAAGTTCAAGATGAAGTATTTGGTTATTAATGGCTATTGATTCAGCGACATTTGCTAAAAAGGCACAAGAGGGAACTCTTACGGTTTCTGAAGCCGTATCTTACGCCTTAACATACGGGCGAGTTGATTCTGAAAGTGCACGAAAAAAAATCAAGGCACTACGTTCTGGTTTTAAGAACATGGGTCTAGATTACGATATGTTGTACAAGGACCTTAAACTTCCTGAAAATTTAGGTCTGTTTAATCGCGAATTAAGTCCAGATAAATCCAATCGCTTTAGCAATCTTCAAGCACTTGAGACTGCACTTCAGCCAGCAATGACGAAGTTTAACCTTCGTACTATTACTGAACCATTTGCAGATGGCCTAGAACAACTTACGTACCCCCTTCTTGCAGGTGATACAGGATACGCTAAAGAAATAGGTCTCGGTGGTACACAACGTACAGGTCTAGCCCAAGAGCGGGCTATGCAAGGTGTTTTAAGTAAAGAAGATTTAGATAGAATCTATGCTTCTAATCTCTCAAAAATTGCAGATGATTATGGTCAACCTGTTGCTGATCTTATGTTATATCACAAGTCTACAGCAACAAGACCTGCACAACTTCTTGCTTTAAAGAAAAGTGATATTAAGATCACGGATACAACTGTTACTATTAAAGGTAAAAAACCTGATCCAAAAAATAAAAGAGATAAAAAGTTTCGTCCAGAATTAACTTTCGATATAAATACTCCTGAAGCACAGGCTATAATTAATAGTCACAATACATCTACTACGGATTTAGTTTTTAATGTTACTGAGTCGGAATTTGATGCGGCTTTTGGAAAGTACATTTCTCCAGAACTGGAAAAGTTTAATGATGTTTTACCTTTAGCTGATGTAAAAGTAATAGATGCAAATGGTAATGTTACTATTGAACAAAAGCCCGTAACAACAAAGTCAGCTATTCGAGCCATTGTTCCTAAGTATCTTCTAGAGGAATTTAACGTTCCTGCTGATATTGTACAAGGTGTGATGGGGCATAAGGACACTTCAATATTAGCTACAAACTATACTGGATCACGTCCTACAAAAGACATACCTTTAATTCTTAGTAATCCATCTCAATTTTCTGTAACCGGATTTGCCGGACAGGGAATGGCAGGATTTAACATCTACAGTGCTATGTCTGAAGAACAACGGGCTGCACTGGGAGATCAAGAATTCAAAAAACTTATGGCGGCTGGAACGGTTGAAGAAGCCGAAAAGTACGCCCAACTTTCCAATATTGATCCTGAAGTTGTAAAAAGAGGTATTGCTGTTCAAGCAGAAATTGATATGTACCGCAACCAAAAGGAAGCGGAAGTAAGACTCGCAGCACAACAAGCAGGTAAAGACGCAAAACAGAAGGCAAAAGCAGAAGCGGGCAAGTCATTTTTTGATAGTGTTATCGAAGCATACGGACCATCTAAAAAAACTTTAAAATCTATTGCAGCCCTTCCAGTTATAGGCACACCTGTAGCAGGTGTGTTAGGGGCTGGTGAGGCTCGTGCAAGAGGTGCAGATATGCCTGAAGCACTGTTTGTAGGTGCAAGTGAAGCACTAGCACCAATTACTCCATCTGACATAAGGATGGGCGAAGCGGCTATCGGCGCAGTCGGTAGTCAAATGCAAGAACTGATGGAACAACCATCAGAAGCAAATCCGCAAGGTTTGAGTATCATGGATCAAATGCGTTCTATGCTAGGTCAAGGCGGCGGATTCAATTTTAACTAAGTTGGGAGAAAACCGATGCCGAACAACAACTACAATTACGGCGCAGCCTACATCATGGGTTCAAGCAGCACTTCTGTTGATGACCAGATGGGTGCTGACCAGTTGTACCGTGAGGGTCTTGAGTTTGATACTAAGACCGCACAGGGTGTTCTGACCGAAGATATGCCAAAAAAGCAAACTAAGTCTGCTATTGATGGCTCTATCGACCGTCTGGCCGAAGAACGCGATTACTAAGAGTGACAAATGTCTGATAACTTTTTGGGACCTGCTGATGATACGGCTGTGCCGTTAGAAAATCCGGAAGAACAGCTTCCGGGTCTTGCCGCCTACGTTCAATCTAAATTTGAAGATTCAGAAAACGGGCGGTACGCATACGAGCAACGCTGGCTTCAAGCATACAAGAACTTTCGTGGTATCTATGATTCCACCACGCAGTACCGCGACTCTGAGCGGTCAAAGGTGTTTATTAAAATTACCAAGACAAAGGTTCTTGCTGCTTACGGGCAGATTGTTGACATTTTGTTTTCTAACAAAAAGTTCCCATTGGTTATCGAACCTACTCCTGTACCAGAAGGTATTGCAGAATTTGCACACCTTCAAACACAAATGGATCAACTTATTCCTGATCCATACGGGTACGCAGGGGATGGTCGCGAACTACCCCCGGGTGCAATGGAAGCATCACAGCCTTTAGATTATCTAGGCGGACTGGCAGAACGCTATCAAAATGCACCTATTCAACCCGGCCCGTCTTTGATGGGAGAGCCGCAGATTTCTCCAGCAAGAGAAACTGCACTGAATATGGAAAAGCAAATTCACGATCAGTTGCTCGACACAAGTGCAGTAAATGTATTTCGTAAAGCAATCTTTGAGTCTTCTTTGCTA